CTTGTATGTCGTAGCGTCGTGAGCAGTAATGCTGGAAGATGCCGGACCGAGAGTCAGGCCCCAATCCGCACCATTCAAGAAATCGTTCTGCAAGCCATTCGTACCGCCGTTCCAGCCTTCATTCTTATTTGCACCGCCACGACCCGTAAGCCATGCATAAAGGACTTCGACACTGCACGCGGCACGGTAGCCGACAAGACCCTGCGTGTCTTTCGCGTCACCTGCAGTAATCTTGGCAAGGTCGCTGTCAGACAACTTCGACGACGGGAAACCGCCGTCACCGCTTGCAGCGTTATAATAAAACTTTTGCTCACTGCCAATATTCTTGAACATGACGTAGCACTTTTTACCACGGACCATCACCACCGTACCGATGGCAGTCATGCCTTTTGCAGACATAAGCGAATCGTTTACCGTTCCGCCAGAAACAAAAGTCACGCTGCCTTCGGTAACACCACTACCAGGCGTAGCAGCAGAATAGATGCTGGTGCTAGGCACATAAACAGCATCGCCGACCTTTGGCCGTGAAACGACGACATTCACGCCGTCAAAATGTACCCTGCCGGAATCGGCTTCGAGCGAAACAGTGCTCTTATTGAGAGCGGCACGGTTGGATGCGTCTGCAGCATACGCGGCCGAGTCTGTGTACTTGTTAATGTAGGTTGCGGACATTCAAAATCCCCTTATGTCGAAGGCGTGACCGTGAAGGCCACATTGTTGAACTTGAGTCTCTTGTGCGCCACGTCGATCTCAATATCGAGCGTATCCTGCTTCTTCTTGATTTCGGAGCCAACGGAAGTCAATACGGATTCCAGGTCCACTCCGCTCATCGCTTTTTCATCGTAGGTCTGCGACATCGTCTAACCTCCTTATGTTGCCGAAGCAGCCGCCCAGGCGTTACTCCAGAGCAAAGCGGCTTCTGCACTTGTCATGAACTGAACCACACCCTTTGCACTATCGGACGCGTCAGCAACGCTTACACTAGCCGTAGTCCCGCTTGTGGCGACACTTATAGCGCCACTACCAGTAACGCTCTGCACTGCGGAGCCTGCAGCCGAAATGGCCGTGGATACGGCACTTGCACTGATTCCAGAATCGACTAGATTTCCGTTCGAGTCGAGTTTCGGAAGATTTCCATTCGTGACTCCGCTTACCTTATCAGTCTTCCCAGCAATAAGCTCCGAAACGTCGTTTCCAGCAATCTTCAAGGCCTGTGCATTAAGCGAATCAGCAACAGCGTCGCCAAGAGTGTTCGGGTCGCGTTCCTCGACTTCACGCAGACGAGAATCCAAATCATCAAGCGCAGCCGCCATAACTTCTGCTTCAGAAGACGTTTCAGTAGAAATAGCGTCAATCGCGGCCTTGATGCCCGCAGAAGTTACAGTCGTGTCGGTATGGCCCTCGGTCGGCGCCGAGTCCATCGTTTTGGCCGTTGCGCTTATCTTACCGTCAGTTTCCGAAATTTCGGAAATAATCTTTCCGTCGCCACCAACAGACGAAACATCAAGCGCATTTATGGCGTCACGGACGGCCTTCTCGGAAGCGGCCTTGTTATTCTCGGAACTTACCGTAGCCCCGATGCTCCCGGCGAGCTGGACAACACCCGTCTGCGATGTAGTCGCACTCCGGATAGTCTTCTTTGTTGCAGAGATTTCACCATTCGCATTCTGCGTAACGGTATCGATTGCAGTGATCGTCGTGCCATCCGCAGTCGGGTCGGTACGCGCAGTCTGCTTTATCTTGTAGTTTCCTTCGGAACTCTGCCAAATCTTCACGCTCTGGTCATCGGACACATAGAAAATGCACTCCTGGCCTTCAACCACAGGAAGGTTACCGAGCGTAAGTGTTCCACCGTCAGACGTTATCACGCGGTCGCCATTATGCAGGTTCGATGCCGTCCACGTGTTAATCGTGGCGACACTCTGAACACCCTTGTAATGGCCTTCGCCGGCAATTACAGACTCGACGTAAGCCTTGACCTGCGTCTTTGTAGCAAGGTTGCTGTTCGTGCCGTCGGCAATAGAGCCGTCCGCTTCGTTGTAGACACTCGCGTTAAACTTCGCTTTCGTCAGTTCCCCGTCCTTGACCTTTCCATTCGTCACGGCGTCAGTAGCGAGTTTACTTTCCGTTACCGCGCCGTTTGCAATCGTTGTCGAAAGTCCAAGGGACGGCGTGGACGAATCGGGATCAGGAGCGCCGCCCCACGACTGTTGCGCTGTAACATCACCAGTCAGTTTGACAGTCCTGTTTCCATCAAATTTTTTTGCAACTATGTCACCATAGTCGCCATTCTTGTCATAGACTTCGCTTACTTCTCCAACGTATGCCATAGTCTCTCCTTATCCGAATCGAAGCTGCCCGTTCTGCACAAACAGCCCTCTGTTATCCACGTATGCCTTCGTAGCAATTACCGTAGTGTCGACACCAAGAGGATTAGACGTGCTCCCATCCCCAACCATCGTGGAGTCATGGTGGAGCGAGTCTATAATTTTCGCCTGCCAAACCTGCAAACCATCGACCCACATAATATCGTCACCCACATCTACAGACAGGTTTCCAGGATTCACCGTTCCGGAATCAAGCAATGTGGCGGAGTCTCCCTTTTTATGGGTCGTGAGCGCGTTAATCTCTGCCACAGTCAGGTTGCCAAGCCATCCGCCAACTTCTCCAGAAATGGCGTCAGAAATCGCATCATCGACTTCTTGCCGTGTGTATGCGCCAACCTGATGCGCCGTCACATTATGCGGGTTATCCGTTCTGCCGGCATGAGCGTCGATGGAATTATGCAGTGCGGCATCCGCGGCTTCGCGCTGGGCCTTCTCGGCGGCGACAGCCTCGTTTATTGCGGCCGTGAGCGCAGCGACTGCGGCATTCAACTGTTCGACAGTAGCGTATCCGGTGAGGTCCAGGTGGAAAATCCTGGACCACGTATCGCCCGCCCACATCACGAGATCGCCTGCAGTCACGGCAAGCGGTTCGCCCTCCGGGTTCACGAGAAGCCCGGAGTCCTTGACAGCCCAGATGTCGCCATCTTCGCGCTGGTCGAGCGGCATGGCGTTCAGTTCCGCAACGGTCGCGGAGCCCTTGATGTCGAAAACGAGGCCATCGCGAATAGCCTTCGCTATCGCCTCGGCGACGTTGCCCATCGACCAGTCGCGGGCTTCGGCATCGCTCATGCTGGCAGGCGGGCTGATATTCTTCTGGCCCGCTTCCTGGAGGTCTGCCGTCAACTGCTTTACAAGTTGATCGTAGGTCACGGAGAGCCTCCGGCGTCACCGACAGCGAGCAGCATGCCACAATCCTGGTTAGACGAATTCTTCTTTTTCATGAACACGAACGGAGTGCCGCTGTTGACCGTCTTCACCCTCGCGGAATAATCCATATCACGCCAGGAAATGACATAGGATGCCCCACTAGGCGCATTGTAAAACACCGCAATAGCGCCGTCAGGCAATTCGTCCATTTCGACAATAGGATATATCGTATCTGCAGCACGCTTGAAATACGCATTCTCACCCGGAATCCAGGAACCATTTACAAAACCGGTAATCGTTCCCTTGAACAGCCCGGAAAGGACGCTACCCAGCGAAATCTCGCCGTTGGCGGTGCGTGCCAAAATCTGGTCGGCACGGATAGTTGGGAAATTCGCATTTTCACCAGTGCGGCCGGAAATACTTCCGGAAAATCCACCTTCGGAACGGACGGTGCTATCAACACTCAAAGCACCAGTAATGCCTACGTCCTGATCAAAAATGGCATTGCTGTTGACGCGAAGCAAGTTCTTGACGACAGCGTTTTTCGCGAATTCAATAATCTCGTTTACTGTAACGACAATATTGTTCTCAACAATCTTCGTGCCGATTTGCGCGGTTTTCTGACCACGGATAAACTTGACAAATTCTGCATGGAGTTCAGTAGCCACGTCGCCGGTTGCAGCGACACCAAGTTTGTCGTTGTGCAGCGTAGCGGAAGAATTCGCACCGCTACCAGATCCATGCACCGTAGAATTGCCGAGCGAGATGCCAGCGGCAAAAACAGCAAGCAGAGCCTTCCAAAGCTGCTCCGAGTCATCCGCATCGAGCGTCAGCCCGGCCCCCTCGATAAAGTTTGCAAGTTCCTCCTGGACGGCATTGCACCATTCAGCGTTGAACTTTGTCCCGCGTTGCACACCCGGAACACCGTTCTTGAATACTCCATCAGGTTCAGTCGAAATTCGCTGCATCACGAACCTCCATAGACAAAAAGCATTTTTACATGAGCCGGACTTATGCTTGTAAGCACGGCCTCGTAGTTAGAATCGCCAAAGTCCATCAGCCTCGAATTGCAGTCGCAGGCAAGTTCGTCTTCGGCACTGTAGCCACCACTGCACCTGGCGTAGGTAAGATTTATCACGCCGATGTCAGACCGCACGATTACAAAAAAGTTCGGGTCCTGGTTACCAAAGTCAACCCCGTCAAAAGCGTCCCGTTCATCTTCTTTCCAATATTCCAAGACATCGACGTCAAGGCCGAACAGTTCAGCGATGGACTTGATGTAATTCTTGCTGCAGCCACCCATCTTGCGGGCGATACGGATAATTTCGCTCTTACGCAGCGCATCACCATCGAACGCAAGCCCCTTTTTCGGAAGTCCTAGTTCTCGCTCCCAATCATTCAAGGACGTGGTCGTATATGGCGACATTTCGCGGACAAGATTGCAGAACATCTGGTAAACTGCAGAAAATCCAGCCGAAAACGCGGTAAACAGTTTCCACCAGTTTCCGGCAATTCCCAAGAACCACGCAAAACCGCGCGGCATCAGCCCGACCTGTGCGTGGCGAAAATCATCTTCGGTTCTCTTGGGGAGTTTCCAGGTATCCATAGCTACTCACTCCAATTCTCAAGAACAATATTTGCATCGTCAACTTTCGCAATTTCGGCAATCCAGTTTTCCGGATCTGCATCGGAAGTATCGACAGCGAATTCAAGCGAGGTCACGGAATACCCGTCTTTCGTTGCGGACGTAATCGAGAAGCGACTCGCCGTCGAGTTCGACTGGACTTCAACGGACATCTGCGCAAGGTCAACCGTTTTCCCTGGACCAATTCCGCGCAGATACTGCTTGATGGACGAAATCACGCTTTCCTTTACTGACTCGTTCATCGGGTCAAGGCGTGCAGATATTCCAACATTTACGGCAGTAACGCCAAGCACACGAACGTCCGCAGTAATCGGCCTGCGCGAGTCGTCGTTTATATAGTCAGAAACTTCGGCAACCTGGTCGACACTCACACTCAAGTCATTCGCGGAATAGTTTGCAAGCGCAATCGTAACGGAGTTCGAGTTCGGGGTATTCGCGAAAACATACGCGTCGCTTACATACGCGAAACTCATAGCCCACTGCCAGTAGTCATTCGCAGCACCGCCATGCGGAGGGTTCTGGATGCGGTTGATTAGCCTTGCGCGGTACTCTTCCGCGAGTTCACCCCACACCTGGACTTCGCCGTCAACTTCTACGCCTTCCAACTTGCCGCCGACAATGCCGGCAGAAACAATGGACTCGACACCTTCCACATCGGAATCGCGAAATTCGAGTTCAGCACCCGCCAGGACATCGGAATCTGCACCGTAATGAATTGCGGCGACCGGTACAAACAGGTTCGAAGCCGACACAGTAGTGGTCGTAATTACCTCGTATTCCTTTTTCGTTACCGGGTCGATAAGAGCAGTCCCCTGCTCAATCTCGACAGACACCGTGCCATCGGCAAGAGTCACTTCGGCTTTTCCGGAAGCATTCGCCGGAGCCTTGTGCGGAATCCCGTATTCAGCGCCGAAACCGTCAAGCGCAGAAACATCGCAAGTCGTCACGAACCTGTTTTTCCATATCCTTTTCGCGATTAGCGTCATCATGTAGAGCATCGCGCCAATCACGTGCGCAAGCACCTTCAGCACGCCCTTGCGGAGCGTGCTGGACTGGCCGTAAAACTGGACGGCCATCGCATTCTCGACAATACGGACAAGGTCCTGCAAACTCTTAAATTCCATTGGTAGCCTTCCACTTGATTTCGTAAAGCAGCGCGACATTCTCGCTGTCAGGCTGTTCAATAGTGATTTCAATCGACATCGTTTCCTTGTCGACAATTTCGGCCTTGCACTTCACGGATTTCGCCACGCCGTCCTTGACCATCCACGAAAGAGCCTCGACGACAAGCGTCTCGACCTGGCGTGCCGTAGCGTCGGTAAGTTTTCCGGGAAACGCTTCGTAAAGGTATCCGCCGAGCGTTCCTTTTTCGTCAAGGGCGTCACCCCACCAACCGCCGACAACCGGCGAAAGGTTCGCCACCTTGCCAAGATTGCGCTCGCGGGCATACGTCCCGATGGATATGATGACGACGTTTTCGAGGCTGTCGGTAGTAAGCAAATCGTGGTCGGCCTCGCTGAAAGCGAGGTCGAAACAGCCATCTTCTCTGCGATGTAAAGCAAGGTCGCTCACACTACAAAAATAAACGACCTATAACATGTTAAGGCCGTTTTTGGAACATCTTTTTTAGGGCCCAGGAATGGACGGAGTTGTCGGGCCCATAGCGGAACCGTGCTTGTGTGTGCTCAAATTGTAGGCGGCGGCATTGACGAACGTTCCGGCCGCATCGACACACTTTGCCGCGACCTCATCGGTTGCAAAAACATGGCCCCTTACATCAAGCGCACCTTCGATCAGGAAAGATTTTCCGTTGGTAGGCTTCGCGACAATCGAGCCGTCCTTTTTGAGCCAAATATATTGACCGTAAGGTGAATGGACCGCGACTTCTCCCTCTTCAAGTTTTTCCGGAAAGTCGCTGTGCGTAGCCACGACAACGCCGTTCTCGCGTGATCCGCCGATAAATAGCGCAATACCGTCCACCTCACCCTTCGGGCGGCTTGAAAAACCGTATTGCTGAACAAACTCTACGCCGCGCCGTTTTTCGCCAGCAATGAGTTCCACATCGGTTTCCAACTCGCCAGACACATACTTGCTGGCGATAACAGTGCAGCGGCCTACAATCAGGCGCAGGCGGCTCAAGATAGGGTCAAGAACATTGCCTAGATTCATTTGCCACTCACCGCCTTCTTCACGGATGCCCACGGGTCAGACTTCGCACCCTTCTTGGCCTTTTTCTTTTTCGACTCGGGCTGCGGAGCATACACGTCAGGAGAGACTAGCGTCAGATTCGCTACCGAGCCGGAAGAGCCCCAGGAATATTCTACCGACGAAACGAGAAGGTCGACAGGCGTCTCGACAAAAGCCTCCGGCGCGAACAGCGAACAGACGACACCGGGAGCCCAAAGACCTCCGGAATGTGACCAGCCGCTCACGCTCGCGCTGAACTTCATCGACTTCGCCTTGCGCACCTTGCACTCCCAATCTGCTCGGGCCTGCACCTGTTCCTTGTCGACAGAATTCGAGTCCACAATGACCATCGGACGTGTCCGGACCACGTCGGAATCGGACGCCTCGCCGACGACCTTCTTGCGGCCGGTTCCGTAAACCGAATACTTCGAGAAACGGTCGACAAGCGAGAACTCGACGCTTGCCGAAAGCAGGTTTTCGCCCTGCTTCAACGCGGGCCCACGCACACATGATTCAGGCTTCAGCAGGTAAACCCCGCCAAGCCCATCGGAGCACGGCAAGATACCGCGTTCCTTGCAAAGTTTCGCGATGGTATCAAGCGCTTTCGCGCCTGGCTCCACGGCAAAGCGCGGAAACGCCTTGCCGACATCCACATCCATCTTGTTCGAGAACTTGAGCCCGAAAGACTTGCAGATGCTGTCGATTATCTCGGCCATCGTCTTGTCTTTCCATTCAAGCGGACTTTCGATGCCGCAGTCGGCAATGTCGGCTGTCTTTTCTGACCCGGTAACACTTATGGCATGGCTGCCCGCAGAAAAACTCGCCTTCAGGTCGTCGATGTAGCCGTTGATGACCTTCACACCATCCACAGCGACCGTCACTGCATCGCCAGGAAAAAGGCGGACGCGGTCGCCGTCACTGGAACGCGCGACCAGCGTGAGCGAGAAAGTCGCGGCAATCCGATCGAGCGACCGCGAGACTCTCGCTTCGGTCCAGCTGGAAAACTTTCTTCCATTCGCATAGACTTCAATCATTTCGAGAGCACCCTCAAGTTGCGCGGAGTAATGATAAGCGGGTCGCAGATGCCATTACGTTCCAGGATATCGTCGATGCGATCCAGGTTCCCGTAACAGTCGAAGCACGCCGAAAGAATATCGCGCGTGCCGTTCATCGGGTATTCCACGACCACGGCCAGGTTCGACATCTCGTTTCGCAGATACTTGAGCGCCGCAGCCTGCATATCCAGGAGGTTTAGGTAATCGTCGATAGACTCTGCCGCTTCGGCAGCAAGCGCAAACGTATCGGCAACGGCGTCCTGCATCTCACGGGATTCTTCCGCACTGCCGAAACTGCAGTCGACAACCGACTTCGCAACCATCGACGCGGCACTCATGAGCATAAGACGCCCGATTTTTCCAGACAGTTCGTCTGCAGAGGCGTATGCCGTAGACTTTCTGTCCGATACGATAGACTTCATTATCGACAGGCTTTCTTTCACGTAGCCATTCGCGGCATCATCCCTGGTAACGATATCTGCAGAGAGCGTAAGAATATGCTGGATGCGGCTCGCAAAGTCCGCAGGCGTGCCAAGCGCTATGCTGACATTCTCGCGGATCTGCGAGACGGTATTCACGAATTCCGAGACGCTGCGGATGGAGTTGCGGGCATCCTCGATCATATCGAGAACGCCGACAGTAAACGCGGCAACGGAATCGACAACGGATTTCGCCTTGCCAAGAATGCTAAACTCTTCAACGAAAGCGGATTTCGTATTGTCCAGAGTGGCGTCCGCCTTCTCGATGGCGGTACCGCGCAAATCCTCGACGCTGTTCGCAGTTTCTTTCGGGTCCTGCTCCGGGACGAACGTCACGGGAATCTCGATATACTCGCCCACATCATTATCGTATGGGATAGTATAATCAGTACACCTGGCATTAAAACGCCCGTATTGCGGATGAATTAGTTCAAAATAGCCTTCTCGGCCAAAAGCCTCATCAACCGCGTCGCGCTGGCTCTCGACATCATCACCAATCAGGAATATCGAAAAAGAGAACGAACTGACTTTCTTGCCGATGTCCTCGTTTGAATGCTTGTCAGAAAAAGGAATGGCTTTCGAGACAACCGCGCGACCGCCGGTCTTTTCAGCAGTTTTCACAAAAAACGGAATACCGGCATAGGAACCGCCGACACACTCGATAACGCCGCCAGGCGTATTGATTGAAACCTTGTGCAGTGCCTGTTCGGCCATCATAGACCTCCAAGAACGTAACCGCGCGACCAGTCGAAATCACCCTGCGCAGGCGGAGTCACCTGGACACCGCGAGGCATGTTGGTAAAGTCGACGGCGAAGCGGCTTGTAGTTGTCGTGTGCGTTTCGCTGACAGACTTCGCGACAGTAGAACCGAGTGAAGGCGTGGAACCCGGAACAGAAGAACCGGACGAAGCCTCGCGCACGGAAGGCTGCTCTTCGTCACCAAAAAGCGAGCCGATAATGGGCATTCCCTTCACGAAAGACTTGACAGATGTTATGGCTGCCTTGATGTTACCAAAAATGGCATCGTAAAGCATCGAGCCGATGTTCAAAATCCCGGACTTGAAACCATCCCACAAATTCGAAAACGCCTCGGGTAAGGACTTGAAGAAATTTACGAACGGGTCAATGATTAGCGACTTGATACCATCCGCCCACCATTTTACACAGTCCTTGATTTCGCCCCACACGTAGTCGATGGCGTCACCGACCAGATTCCAGTTGTCATAGATAGACTTGATGGCAATGCCCCAGGAAACGACCGCAGCGACAATAAGCCCGATGGTCGCGAGCACCGGACCGCCAAGGAGACCAGCCAGGAGTTTTACCCCGACAAGCAAGCCGTGCCCGTAAGTGAAAATGCCCTTGACGGCAACGCCGATAATCTTGAATATCGGGCCCATCTGGTAAAGTCCGAAAAGGATTTTTCCAATCGCGGGCAAGATCGTGACGAAACTCGTCACGAATACTATTGTGCCGGGGCCTATCGCCTGGACAATAGACAAAATCGTATTCAGGATTGCGGGAATTTTCGGAAGCAGCGACTTGACATACTCTGCAGTACGTCCAAAAATCTCCTTTACAACCGGCATCAGTTCCTCGCGGTTGTCCTTGACAAAGCCCTGCACGCTCTTGAACAGGTCGATGAAAACCGGGAACAGTTCCTGCGCGACTGAAATCTTGAGCGAGTTTACCGTCTCAAGAACGTCCTGCAGGGCATCGTTGAACGCCTCCGCATTCTTTGCACCCTCTTCGGAATACCCGCCACCGTGCGACTCGAAATCGGCAATCAGTTTCTTTATGCCTTCGTCGCCCTGCGAGAGCAGTTCGGCCATCTTCAGGCCGCTCTTGCCAAAAAGTTCCTGCGAAACAAACGCCTTCTGCTCTGCAGAGCCAAGTTTCTGGTAACTGTCGGCAACAGCCGCAATCAGCGACGGCGTATCCTTGAAGTCCGCAAGTTTCTTGCCGCCAAGGATAGAATCGAACATCTTGAAGGCCGTCTTGTCGCCGCTGCGAGCCTTGCCAAGGCTCACGTTAAACTTGCGCAGGGCGCTGTCCATTTCCTCGGTAGACATTCCCGCATGTTTCGCAGCAGAACTGAAAGCCTGGTAATCCTTGACGGACAGCCCGACAAGTCGAGAAGTCTTTGCAATCTTGTCGCCGGACCTAGCATACTCTTCGGCAAATCCGTAACTCTTGTCGAAAGCGCTCTTGATAGAAGAGCCGATAGACTTTATTCCAGAAGCAAACATCTGGACGCCAGCAACAGCGAACGTCTGCTTCATTTTCTTGTGCAAATCGGAAATAGCGGAATCGATTTTTCCAATTCCGGAAACGGTTCCGGTGATGGAATCCTTATCCGCGCTGAAACCGAGTTTTACCAGTAACGAATTGGCCATAGTCTCAAAATAAAATTCAGCAATACAAAAAAGTTATTTTTAGATACATCTTTTCAAGCGTAAAAAGTGACCCGCGAACAGGTCACTTCTTTGGATTCGTCCACTTGGCATACTTTTCTACCGCTTTCAGGCTAAACTCGAAGGCTTCCGCATCGAGGGCCATTATCTGGTCGTAGGACCAGTGGAAAACGCCAGCAAGAGCCGCAAAGCCGTCGTCAAATCCTAGCCTTCGCCACTTGTTAAAAAAGGGCGGGCAAGATCACCAATCGCCTTCACGTCGCGGGCATCCATATTCAGCACCACGGATGCACTCTGCCCGGTAGCGCACACGACAAGCGCAATAAGCGCATCGCCTTCGCCCTTCGTGTTGCCGATAGCCCTGAGGTCCGCGCCATTATAGGATTCCTTGACGGTAACGCTTTCAATCTGTTCGCCGTTCGCCTTGGTAATCGGCTTAATGAGAGTATGTTCCATATTTTTACTCCTTTTATGGATTGTTATAAATTAAAACGAGCCGCATCCAGGTGCTGACCCCGGACGGCAGGCCCAAGCAATCACGCTGGACCATACCGCTTCAACCGGAAGTGCGGAAGTCGTAGGAAAGGACACTACCCTACGATTTCTGGTCGTCAGCAGGCTTGCCGGAGAATTCGCAACTCACCTCGCCCTCTTCGCACGATTCCGTGACCTGGGCGCTGCAGCTTGCGTTCTCGATGACAAACGTCTTGCCGTTCGGCTTCTTAAGCGTGATAGTGGCGTTCTTGATGTGCTGGAGTTCAACAATGTCAAGGTCGCTCGTATCAGTCAGAACAACAGAAATCTTGCTCGGGTTGTTGCCGACGCACTTGTATCCAAGCAGCACGCCATCCGGGCCCATAACGGGCTCGAAGTGCTTGCCGCCATACTCAATGTTCGGATGGCCCTTCAGGTTATACAGGAAGCCGTTGATCTTGAACTCGTACTCACCGCCGACAACTTCGATTTCGTCACCCATTGTCAACCTCCTTAATCAAAAACCAGTTTAGACTTGGAAACAAAGAACTGCTTGATAAGGTGTGCCGGAATCAAGAAGTTCATGGCATATTCATCATCCGGATCGAGTTCCACGACGACGTTCTGGGCAAAGCCCTCGCTATCGTAGACCAAGCCCTTCTCTTCCCAGATCTTGTAGCGAGCAATGAGTTCAGCCTTGCCAAGCGACGGCGTCATCACCTGCTGGCCCTTGCCGAACTTGCTGCCATCCGGGGCGAGTTTCGCATGCGGATACTTGAGCGCAAGCGCGTTATTCCAGTCCCAGCGCAGGTAAGAGAGCGTGAGCACGGTTTCGAGCTGCATGTAACTCTTGTCCTGCACACCCTGGGCGTTGCGCTTGTAGGTGGTCACGATGCGGCTGGTAAACACACTGCCGTCTTCAGCGGCGGTCATCACGGCACAGCCCGCCTTGAGCAGCCTGTTGTTGCCGTAGAAGTCCTCGCGGTCGTCGCGACGCGGGGCAACCACACCGGCGACGGCGTAGTTGTGGAGCGGAGCGGCAGGATCGTTCAGAGCCTTCGGAGCGATACAGCCGAACAGCGCGGAAGCCATTTCCGCACCGGAAGTCGGGGACTTCGGAAGTGCCGCAAGCACGATCTCCTGGGAGTTCTGTGCATTTGCCTTCGTCGTGAAATTGGACTCCGTGGCACCATTCAGACTGAAGCACATCACGCCAGTCTGCTGCACGATTGCGGTCCAGCGTTCGTCGAGCATTTCCTTGATGTAGGTAATGTTGTCGGCATCCGAAGAACCGATGACAATCATGTTGAACCAGTTGCCAGCGCAGGTTTCCTTGACCTTGGCATCCTCATAGGACGGGTCCGCACCACCGTTTGCCATTGCAGAAAGCGTGATGCTCAAGCCATCCGGGAGAACTTCGCCCTGGTTGTGGTTCCAGCGAACGTCGATGCCGTTTCCGTATGCACCCAGGTTCTTTGCCGTAAGAGTCACGACACCACTCGAAGCGGAAGCAGTAACGGGCAAGTTAGTCTTCGCGTTGATGGCCGCAGCGGCCTTCGTGGCGATGTCTGCAGCGGAATCACCGGCAGACACGTTCACAGGGCAGGACTGGCCCGAAATCATCAGGCGAACCGTGCCACCGGCAGCAAGAGTCGGAGTGACTGCGGAGCCAGCAACGGTGAAAGTCAGCGTGCCGGTAGCGGCATCTGCCGTGGAATCGTCGGCAATGGGGAGCACCCAGAGTTCGCTCGACTTGGTGTTCTTGCGGAAAGCCTTGACCATCAGTGCAAGCTGCGAACCGGCACCATACAGGGCATCGGCCTGCTCGTCGCTGGTGATAAGGGTAAGAGAGCCATCTTCATCCATCTTGGATGCCAACGGCTGGCCAATAATCAAGTTCTTCCACGGCATCGCGCCGGACTTGGCGGACATGGAGCCGCCGAATTCGGTTGCGAAAATCGGGACAAGATTATCAGCAGGAATCTGTTCAAAAGAAATACTCATTCTTCGTTCCCTGCGGAATTATCCGCCGTTTCGGCTTCGGTCGGATTCGCCTCCTGTTGCACAGGATCCGGTTCACCAGGCCGCAGCACGGTTGTAAAGTCCATCGACTGACTACCAGTTTTAACCGCATTGTTCGCTCGCATAAATTCTTTCGTAGCGGCCGTCCGGTCGATTTTTGCCGTAAACGAGACCTCGAAAGTTAGCGTTGCCGCACCCCTGGAAGCCTCGGACCGCGTAGAAAGATTATTCGAGTACGAACGCAAGACACACCTGCTTACAAGTCCCTGATAGGGCCCGTTCCAATACGGGCAAGGCTCTATGACCGCAGCGACAGCGTGCATGGTATCGTCGAGAAAATCATTCAAGTCGGCAATCGAACCCACGCCTTCAACATTGTTTTCGCTACTCAAAAAACAGCGGGAATAGATGTCGATGCGTAGTTCCGATTTACAGAAATAAAAACGGGGACTGGTATTCTTGTCATCGAAGTCAATATCAGGAACATTGACGATGATGAAGGATTCCTCTTCCGGCCAGGCCTTCATTTCACGCGAAGCGGAAACGTTAGAGCCAATTCCGGAAAGTTCTGCAGCCTTCAGGGAATTCACGACCGCGTGGCGAAAGTCCTTGATACAGTTCAAAGTCCTCACCGCGACGCTCACTTGCATTCCTCCAACTTGTAGACCACAGTCCCGTCTTTTTCAAACACAAAATCAATAGCAGAAAGTTTCATCGCACGATGAAAAGGTGTAGAGCACAGCGTGAACACATCGCCCTTGCGCGGCTTCGAATCCGGAAGGTCCGAAGAGCGCACAAACAGGCGCGGCTCGTGGGCAATCACCGAAACTTCACCAACATCTTCGGACAGGCCTGGTGAATCAAAGAGACCTTTCATCACAACGCTTTCGCGCCCGCGAGTCAGGGTCACTTCCTCGCCGAAATCGTCCGGATTGAAGAACGTTTCGTCGAGGTCGTTCATCAGGTCGTCCTTGAAAGACATCGGAATTCCTTACGACACGGTGATGGTGGCGACGCCAGCAATCTGTTCGATAATCGGGAGCGGTGCGGAACGCACGCGCAGCCACTGAACAGGAGGATCATCCTCGTACCAGGTGTCGGCAGCGAACTGACCTTCAAAGAAGCCGTTCTTGATGTCGCCAGCAACGCCGTAGTGCAGGGTAGCCTGCAACTGGTCGGCAAGCACGACAACGCCGGAAGTCGGGATAATCTTCTGCGTGGTGTTGGAGGCATCCTTGTAGATTTCGTCGTAGCGCCAAATGCGCAGACCACCGACCACACCGACAAGGCGGGCACCACGGTTTACGCGGAGGTTCACGGTGGCGGCAATGCCAGCAAGGTTCTTGGTGTCGAGCTGCTTCAGGAAGAAGTCGTTCTTGAAAGCAATGTCGGCAGCGCTGGAACCGAGAATCACGTCGGTTGCAGTGAGGCCGGAATCTTCGGCGACCTTCGTGGCGGCCTCTTCGAGATCAGAGGTAATACCCTTGTAGTTCGAGGTAGTCCAGGCCTTCGACAACTTGTGGGAGTCATCAAGGCCAAGGTCGACAGAGTCAATTTCCCTGCCCTCGACATCCTTGATGGAAACCTTGCCGGTAAACATCGCGTCGGAAATGAGTTTCTCTTCGGAGCGGCGGATGCGGCCCTGGAGTTCAGCCATGTCACGGCCAGCGAGTTCGGCAGCGCGTTCTTCCGGAGACTTCGCGGAAGCAACGACCGGAGCCTCGCCAGGGAGGCGCTTCAGGCAGTCGAACGCAGTGGTGCGACGCTTGAGCGAGATGTCGTAGCAGTGCACGCTGCGGGTGGCGTAACCGTCACGGTTCGTGATGGTGGATTCCTGGCCGTCGCGGATATACGGAGCAAGTTTCTGGGAGCCTTCCACGAAGTCGATCATCACATCCTTGGTGTTGTGAGTGAGCGTCTTGAAGAAGGAGGCAAGGAAACGGCTGGGTTCCAGGTTGTTATTCACCGCGAGGGTGAGTTCCTTGGCATCGGTAATATCGATAGTTGCCATTGTTAGACCTCCTTAAACGCAAGCCTTGGCGAAGATGCCAATCTTACGGAGTTTGACCTTGAAAGTGTTGAGCGTGTCACCGCTGGAGAAATTGAGCGCAGCCTGGTCGAATTCGCCACAGAAGGCGATTGTGCCAAACTTGCCAGCCTCGATGTCTTCGAGAGCAACGCCGACGGGTTCCTGAAGAGCGGAGGTGCCGCTGTCAGAATCGACAATGGCAACGCGTTCGTCACCAACGTCTTCGCCGTAGGTGTCGACGGACGGTTCGCCCATCGTGAGACCAGAGTCACCGGCAGTAAAGTCACCGACTTCAATCTTGCCGTTACCGTCGCGGCCGGCAGTCTTCCATTCGAGCGTGAGGGTGCCCGAACTGTTGTCGGCAGCGACGATGTCCTTGAGACCCGCCTTCAGGTTGATTGCAGCCTTGATGCCAGCGACTTCGGTTGCGAGAGTCGTGCTGCCGGTAGTGTAGTCCACTTCGTAACCGTTAATCACGATCTTGCAAGCCTCGCTTGCGACCGGAGTCCCGGTAAACACGACGGCGAGTTTTGCCTTCGTGGCACTGGTGCAAACGCCGTGGCTTGCAACGACATCACCCTTCTTGATATCGGAAGCGGCCATCAGGTTTTCGGTTTCGACCTTCCCGCCAACGACGAGAGCGTCAAATTTGGTTTCCTGTTTATCGTACATTGTGTACCCCTTAGTTTATGTTCAATTCTTCTTGAAGCCCTTGGAGAAGGCTTCGCTCAAGCGCTTGCGTTCGGCATCGGCTTCGCCAGAAATGCCACCGCCCTGCACGGAATTCTGCGCGGCAGCACCGGCTTCAATTCCCTGCTGGATAGCCTTCTTCTGTTCCTCGCTCAAGCCACTTTCGCCCTTCGCCTTTTTGATTTCTTCGTCCTTGGCGGCGATGGCAGCCTTGTGAGATTCCTGCATGGCTCCGATCTGCTTCTTCGCCATTGCAAGCGCTTCGTGTTCGGCATCGGCGACAGTCTTGGTTTCGTCGCCAATGAACGCCTTCACGAGGCTTTCGTCAGCTTCGAGGCCCGCAAAGACAGACTTCACGTCCTCGGCGCGTTTCAGGTAGTCTGCCACGGCCTGCTTCTTCAGGGCCTCGACATCAACCTCTTCTTTTCCCGCCTTCGGAGCGGAGTTCTTTTCAGCCATTGTGGCCTCCTTGTATTTGAAAGATTTCATGTTTTCACAAATTTCCTCGATGCTGGCAACGCCATCGGCAAGGCCAGCATCCACGGCCTTTTGGCCGATAAACACGCCGCCCTGGCCGTATTCCGTCAGCACCGTCTCGAAATCCGTTGCGCGGTTCCGGGCGACAGCCGAAATGAAAACAGCGGCCAGGTCGTTCAATTCCTTCTTGATCTGCGCAAGGCCTTCTTCGGTATCCGGGGTCGGAGCCTTATTCGGGCTCAAATCCGAAACGATTGTCGCAACGTCCTTGTCAGACTTGCCGCGATAGAAACTGCACAGCACGCCAATAGAGCCGATTGTACCGTTCGGAGCGGAGAAAACCTTTTCAGCGGAACTACCGATCCAGTAGGCGGCAGAACACATCAGGCCACCCGTGCGGGCAACGATGCCGTAGGGCTTCGAGTCGCGCGCATTGAAAATCTTGTCAGCAAGATCAGCAACGCCGTTCACCTCGCCACCGGGGCTGTTTATGTCAAGGACAATCCCGAGAACATCCGGGTCTTCCAGGCATTCATCAACAGCGGCAGCAATGGAATCGTAAGTATCCATGCCAAAAATCGCTGTCCACAAGTCACTGCGATAAGAAAGCGGACCGTCGATGTGAATGACGGCAATGCCGTCTTCACGGAGAGTCACGTTGTTCTTCTGGTCAACCTCGCCATCGTCCTTGAATTCGCCCCACCAGTCGCCAGTGCTGGCGAAAGTTTCGGCAGCCTCGCGGCGGATAGCCCAGCGAGTACCAAAAAGCGACGATAAATTCTTTTTCCCAGTTTTCATTTTCATATCACAAAATAAGCACATTTAAACATCTAAATAATGATTTTGAAACATCTTTTTTTTGACTACTTTTCCTTACCTTCGCCCGTCTCGGAACTCTTGGTATCGTCCGCAAGTTCCTGGACCGAAGTATTCTCGCTGCGGCTCACGGCACCAGGTTCAGGCAACCCGAGCGACTGGCGCAACTTCATTTCTTCGGCAACCTTGGTGGCAACAGAGTCGTATTCGGAAGCGTTCAGCGAATTGCAGGCATCGTCGCGGCTGATCAACTGTTCGTCAAGTTGCATCTTGAGCGCCATCGTTTCCTTGTACGGGTCAAGCATGAAGTTCGTGTCGCCTTCCCAGCGGCAAGAATGGTAAAGACCGCGAAACACTGGATTTTCGAAATATCCCGGAGGGGCCTCTACAATGCCGGTCAGGATTGCATTCGTGAGCCACTTGTCGTAAATCGGCTGGCAGAAATCTGCAGCAAAGTCATACTTGACGCGATTAAAAGTCTTTCGGCTTTCCAGAATGGCGGCACGAACCGCATTGTAACTGGAATTGAACTTACGGAGCACAACTTCGTGCGAGAGCCCCACGCGGGCGGCAGCCTCGCTGAAAATTGCCTCGACAAACGGCTGGTAGTTCGCGTTCGGGCGCGTCGGGTTCGCAATCTGCGAAACTTCCTCGCCCTGCCCGAGTTCAACGATACCGCCCGGAGTGAGTTCGGCTGCACTGTTCGGCGCGACAGGTTCCACGCGCTGCGGGTCTTCCACGTTCCCGTAGAATTCCTCGGCCTCGCCTTCGCTGTTCTTTATGAACACTGTAAACATCGAACTAACAACGGCGGCCATGAGTTCCGCATCCTGGTATCGCTCCTGCTGCTTTATCTGCGAGATAATCGGAGCAAGCAAAGGAATTCCCCTGCGCTGGTCCGTGCGGTCGCTCGTAAAGGCATGCACCACGTTCAGGTAGCCGAACATGTCGAACGCAGGGACGCGCACCGTGTCTCGGAAAGAACTGTTGTCGTCGATGGAATACGGAGGCGTCTTCGTGAAATAATATGCAACCGGGGCACCGAAAGAGTCCGTTTCAACGCCAGCGGAAAGCCGGTCCGTTTCGCGCTCGAAGCGCGGGTTCTGGCAGCGGTCGCCTTCCATCAACTTGACCTGGAGCCCGAACGGATTTTGCGCGGAATACTTGACTTGCATCAGGGCGAAACAGTCGCCCGTCACGAGTTGGGTCTTAAGCGCAAGATCCTGCAACTGGTAAAAATCATTCTTTCGTTCAGCGTCGCAGAATTTTGTGTCGGCCCATGCCGCAAAAAGTTTCTGAACCGAGCGCTGCCACTTTTCGGCATATTCCCTGTCGAGTCCGAGCAGCGCGTAGTCGATTGCAGGGCGTGCCTTGATGCCGGTGCCAACCACGTTCGTATCGAACGAGTTGATGAGTGCGCCGGCGAAAGAACTGTTCTGGAAAAGCGCACGGGAACGGTAAGCGAGGGTCTGGCGGTCGGCAGCAAGGTCGCGGTCGGCGCTACCCTTCGAGAAGAAGAATGCCTTCAGGGCCTCGGTTACACCCGAAGCGCCCTTCCATGCACGACCTTTCGCGTAAAAAATTCCAGGCTCACCCATGCAGAACGACCCTCCTCATACGCACACCGCTACGGCGCTTGCCTGCGGCAGCCTCCGCGTTCGCGAGTTCACGCCCCCAGTAGGTCAGCGCGTCCTTGATTTCGGACCAGTTGGCTCGCGTGAGGGTGCGCCCGCCGATGGTATAACTCTTCGACTTGGATACGGCCATAGAAGCCGCCTTCCACGTGGCGAGCTGTTCGCGGCACTCTTCAACGGTGTAAACGCTCATACACAAGGCAATTTAGCCCTATTACAAGTCCAAAACACCCGTTTTGGAACATCTTTTTTTAGGCTATTTTGCCGTGGCGAGGGCTTTCTTGAAGTTTTCTTCGAAGTATTTTACCAAGCGCGAGTCCGCGATTTTCTTCACGATATCCTTGAAAGGCCACGCCTTGTTGATCTTGGCTTCCTTTTCTTCGCGATACAGGTAGTCCATCTCCGAGCGGTCGGTTTTGTTCCTGCGGGCAATAACAACGGCCCCGCCATCTGTTTTCATCTTAAATGCGTGAGGCTGCGCGACCTTCCCACGCTTCTTTATCGGGTGAGAGTCAGCATACTTGAGCAAGTTCGAAGCCTTCAGCGACTGTTTCATCTTACCTGTCGACGTTCTTCCGGGTTCCTGGATGGATGTATCCGGAATTGCCATGCTTCGGCTCTTGGTCGGCTTCGCGGTTCCGCCCGTCGTGTGGATTTCCATGAATTCGGTTTTCGGGGCATTCAGGGCCACGACTGCAACCGGCTTGTCCTTTGTCGCCTTCGTCACCTCGATTTTTCGCGGAAGCGTCTTGTTTCTGA